CGGAAGCGGGCTCCGGCTCTTGCATAATTTTTGCATAAATGTCGGGATGGCTGGCCTTAATAATGGAATCAAGACGTGACCAAACTGGAACATAGCGACGAAGAATAGCAAAACGAATTGGCGCCTCTTCATCCTTTGCATACTCATTGCGCGTCAGAATACGGCCTTTTTCGGCAAAATATTCTGCAACTTGCTTAATGATTACACCTTTTCTACTTTTCATACATTGGTATCCTCTTGTGGCGGTCTGCCCCCTAACTCAGGATTGACAGCACTGCCGGCAATGTTTGCAGGAACACGAAGATCATCGTATCCCTCCATTGGTTCTTTTCCGAGCTTCACTCTTGCCTCGTTCGGCGTGAGAATTCCAGCATTTACAAGTGTTTGATAGTAAGCCGCTTGGTCACGAAGCTCGGGCTGTAGTGCTGGAATACTTGTTACATCTTCGCGGAGCTGGAATCCGAAGAAACGCTCAAACGCGTAGTTTATTTTCCGAACGATTGGAAGAATCGTTTCGAGGTAATATAGTCGATGATTCGGGCGAATATTTGCATTATTGCCACCATCCAGGAGGATCGGCGGAATCCCAAGAGCTTTGAGAATAACTTTTTCATTGTCCTCGATAGAACTCTGAAAGTCTAGATCCTTAAAGTTTACCTCAGTAATCGAATCTACTTCCAGCCCGCCATCAAGAATCATGGGACGGCGACCACCATTATCAGGACGGTAACGCACATTCCAACTTTGAATCATGCGCTCCTTAATCTTTTCACTAAGAGTATTCGGTGTTTTGAGAACGAGTCCAGGAACTGCACCATTTTTAAAGAAGTTATCCTGAAACTTTCTCATCGACACCATTAGCTGCATGGTGCGATAGGCAGGGCGAAGCCGAGAGACCCCACGATAAATAGAGTAAAAAGAATTTTCCTTAACATGAATAATCTCTTGGGGAGAGTAATCTATGCTGGCATCAAATTCAAAACGCTCAATATAAGTACGAGTGTCAGAATAGATTCTCATCTTCTCCGCTGGGAGGTGATAAAGATGAGCCCCGTCGAAATATACAAAAATGTTACCATCAATTAGATAGTCAATGACGAGGTTACGCTTAAAAGCACTAATGTCCTGAAACGGATTCGGCTCGACATTGAGAAGTCTGCGAACGGTTTCAGCCCGTACATTTTTTACAATCGGAGTAACATTTCTGTTCATTTCGCCGACCGCAGTCGGAATTTCAGCCGTATCGTCTACAATCATATTGACGCCACGGTTTACAACCTCTAAACTTTCGTATTGCCTACGATAGTTATCCGGAATTTCCCGAGTATCAATCGTAATGCCTTCATCACGAGAAATGACAAACTGGGCAGGATTCAGCTTCTCTTCGTCTACCTTTTTGTCCTGCCAGAAGTTATACCATGCCATGTTTTTCTCTTTGTTTGCTTACCCAGCTCATTTGCTTTTTCGCAGTGATCAACTGAGGGTTTCTACCATAAATGGAGTGCAGCTTCATGTGGTGAGTATGGCACAGAGTAACTGCGTGATCGTAAAGTTCAGCGTGATGCTCAGTAATAAAACGGTCTCTGAGTTCGTAGGCTTGGTCAACACTTTCTATGTTAAGTTTGTTTGTTTTTAACCAGCGATTTACTAGCTCAGCGACCGAGTAAAAGTGATGAAAGTCTAAATTTTCGGTAGACCCGCAAATTTCACAGGCGGTGCCCTTTGCATAAGCTGACTTAGCTCCGTCTCTAACCAATTTAGTAAAGTATCTTGGGAGCTGCACCATTTAAAAGTTTCCGTATTTCCACTACTTAATTTATAGGTGTTATACAATGGTAGTTTCTTAAGAAGAGCTTGTTCTACTATATATGTCTCTTCAAAATCTTCAAAATACCAATAACATATGCAATCTATAGTATATTTATTAGATAGATCATATACTCTTCGTTTAACGTTAGAACTAATACCTATTTTATATAGGTCTAATTCTTCTATCTTTAATAAATACAAGTAATTTTTGCCTGTATCAGAGCACTTTGGGCATCCTGCGAGTTTTCTTATATTGTTAGGTGATACCTTCCACTTATAACCGCATTTTTTGTGTCTATGTAGTATTTTTTGGGAAGAAACAGTATAAGGCTCTAAAACTTCGTACTCGCTATATTTTATCTCCTCCCGGTATTCTTTTGGAGACCTTCTACGGTCTTTATTCCTTTTCTAGTAACTTAATTTTTAATTTACTTGCTTTAAGAATTATAGCTTTCTTTGTTCTATTAGGAAGAAGTTTATTACAGAAGTCAGCCCCGTACTTTGGGTATAAACTAAACAAAATATCTGTTTCGACTTCTAACCATCTTTCCATTGTCGAGGTTCCGTTTTTCTTTTTTAAAATACCTTCTTGTATTGTCATTTCAAAGAAATTGTATCATCGAAGGTAGGTAAAGTCAACAGTTATTTTTGAACAGGTTCATCAGAAACCTGTTTGACTAGTTTCAAATGAGTAAAGAGCATAACGAAGCGCATCCGCAATGTGCGAGCTTTCATCATGTTTTGGTTTTTCGGTTTGCAGTCCTGGTCGATCATCCCAGCGATACTGGTCGATGGATCTAAGGGTTTCTTTACACTCTTGGTGAATGACGAGCCGATCATTGTCAATAATAGAGGAGACATGCCCAATTCCATCAATCACGGATTTCTTCGCATTTGTACAGCTAATATCGTAATTCTGAGCAAAGTCGAACTTCGTTTGCTGCGCTGCGGAGTCAATAAAAACAAAGTCTACCTGATATTTGTCTAGAATTTCTCGAATATACTGAGCGTGCTGCTCTGTTGTGCGCTCAGCATGGTAATATTCTTCGAGAAGATAAAACTTTTCGGAATCCCAGTCGTACGCTATAACCACCAAGGCGGTAGGATCACGAAAGCCGACGTCGAGCCCAGCGATAATATCCATTCTCGATGTATCCAACTCAGAAAGGTTTTGGACGCAATCTTGAAAGTTGAAACTCCAGATTTGACCTTCATAAACATTAAAGTCTGCCATATATTCTTGAGCGAATTCAGCTTCACTCATTGTTCGTCTCGCCTCGTCAATGTCTGTTTGAGAAATACGAGGATTGTCTAAATAAGTTGCTTTGATTGATACCCATTCGGGGAATTCATCGGAAAAACCACGATAAAAGAATTCAGAAAACCAATTGTTTCTACCTCGAGGAGTAGAAATAAAGATCGCTTTTGAGTTATCTTTGTCCAGCGTTGGTCTGAGAGCCACATTAAATGCATCTCTTCCATTTGCGAGGGCGGCTTCGTCAAAAATAATCAGATCATAGCTTCTACCCACGCTGGAATCGACCTGATTAATGGATCCCATTCTTACGGTCGAGCCATTTGTAAGCTCAATAACTTTGTCTTTTGCGTTGTCTCGTGCTACTTCTAGGTCAAAGTGCTTAATGAGGTTTCGCTGCAAATCAAAAGAGATCTGAGACAGCGAGTAGTTTGGAGACATGATAAGAATGTGGCAATTTGGAATCAACGAAATGAGTTGTCCAATGATATTAGCGATATAAGTCTTTCCTTGGCGTCGAGACAAAGCCGCACACACAAATCTATACTTTGGCGAATTGATTGCATTGATAAGAGCCACCTGAGAGGGAATAGGCTCAATGCCAAGAAGCTCAAGATAGCCTTCGATTGGTAGTTTAATGAACCTACGAGGATCCTCGCTTTCCACAATGTGGTCAATAATTACATCTTTTCTGCTGACTTCCATTCTTTAATTTTCCATTTTCCGTCGTAAATAATTGCTGTCATACTTTCGACCCAATCTCCAGTATTCAAGTAATGAATTCCTTCAATTTCTCGATTGCACGCAGAATGTATATGCCCCGCGATGATTCCATCATACCCCTTGCTACGAGCATATTTTGCCATTTCGCCCTCAAAGTTACCAATATAGTTAGCAGCATTTTTTGCTTTACTTTTAAGGTACCTGCTAAGAGACCAATAATCTAAACCTAGCCATCTACGAATACGCGTAATCCATAAATTTATATAAGTTACAGCGTCATAAGCCTTATCGCCTAATTTCATAACTAATTGGCCAAACTGAGATCTCATAAGGTAATCAAAAAAGTCCCCATGAATCACAAGATACTTTTTTCCTTCTATTTCTAAATCTGCCCGATTAACAACTTTAATTTTTCCAACATCACAAGGCGCCCAACTACGAAGAAATTCATCATGATTACCCGTAACGTAAATTACTTCAGTACCTTTTTGAGATAAAGTTACTATCTTTTTTAGAAGTTTTGTATGTTTCTGAGGCCAGTACCACTTCTTTTGTAGCCTCCAGCCGTCAATAATATCCCCAACAAGATACAACTTTTCTGGTTGAACAGAGCACAAAAACTCATAGCATTGTTCAGCTTTTGCGTGTCGAGAACCTAAATGAATATCAGAAATAAAAACTATCATAAGTAACCTTATAAAATGCTTCTTTCCCTACTCGAGGTTTACTAAGTCCCTGATTTTTTCAAGTATGAATAGGAAAAGAAGCAATACATTTAATCTAATAAAGCGTTTAGAGGATCTTTTATCCATTTTTCAAAAAACTCCGTTTCCCTTCTGTTTTGTTCCAGCAAGTCATCTTCCAGAAGTTCTTTGCGCTGAGGAGGCATTTGTCTTAGTTGTATGAACTCAGCACTCGAAAATAGGGGTTTCTTGCCTGGATAAGTTCCACGGACTTCATAATAATAATTCATTGGGTCTGAGCGAGACCCTTCGGGATCGAGTAGTTCGAGCGACCCCGAGATAGAGCATCCGCCTAGCAACGCAAATCCTAAGAGGTATGCTTTGCTACAGCTTGACATAGTTTAATAAAGTATTTATTATCATAATGTTGTTTCATCATATTAATATGTTTATGAACAACTTGAACATTTCCTTCTACATAACCCTTAGAAGAATCAATTCTATCCAAAGATACTGTAATATTATTAACAGGAATACCTTCCCAGTCAATTGGCACGCCTGAAAGAGCGCAGCAGCAATTATTCTTTTCCCATAACTCTTGCACATATTCTGGAGTTATAGAGAACTCTAATCCTCTGGTTTCTGCGCCTACCTTAAACTTATTAAAGTGGGATATTCTAACCTTACCTACAAAACCTCTATGGCAGTTCTCAGTTTTTCTATTAGAACACTTTTTGCAGGTTTTTCCTAGCCGAAAAGATTCAATGGCATAATTTCTTCTTAGGTAATCTTGCATTTCTCCGCATTCTGGGCACGGCTTACACCATCTTCCATCTTCTCTTTGAAAAACTTCAGGCGGTAATTCTAGTGCTTTTGGCATATTTAGTCTCCTTTTTTATGCTATTTTGATTAATTTACCACTTTACCATAATAGCACAATAGACTAAAAATGTCAAAGAATATTTTTGCTTAGTTAGTAATAAAAACCTATACAGCGGGGCTACCATTTAATTTTGTTGGCCCACCAGGCTGCACTCATTTTGCCCTTTGCGATATTTCTGGCATGCCGAGCTTTGAAAGAGGCGCGCTTCTTTTTCATTGCTTCGCTTTCGCCTTTCTTAGGCTTGCCTGCTGTTTTTGCGCCTTGCTGACCGAATCGAATGGTTTTTACCTTGCTACCCACCTTTGCAACCACAATGTGAGATT